AGATTCAGGGGGCCAGTCTAGATACTATCTTAAACGCAGTGGAATTAGCCAAAGTACATTATCATAAAGTGTGAGTTTTTAGAGATGTTAGTAAATACATAAAAGGTTAGCAATACTAACCTACTATGAGGATTACAATATGCTTAGAACTGAATTCACACACTACGAAGATGATACTATCTACTTTCTTTATGTAACTAACAACATAAGGATTGAAACAGATGGTAATTCAAACCTTGAGATACAACGCCGTTCATCATTCCATACTGAACCTTTAGATACTAATAGGTACTTAACTATAGAAGATGATGAAGCAGCTATGTTTCAGGAACTACTGATAAACCCAGACTTAGAGGACATGATAAAAGCCGTAAAACTCTTTACAAGGCTCATTGAAGAACTATGCGAATCATAAACAACAATACTAAAAACATAAAGCTGTACTACACGGTTGATGGGGTAGAATGCTACTTACAACTAAGACCTGACTACTCAAGCGTAACCCTTAGCACAGGCGAGGTTCTAACCTTAGCATCTAAGACTCTATTGAATGGCTTACCTACTAAAGTTGACAGTAAACAAAAAGAAATGGCATTCACAATTTTATCATTACATAGGGAAAACAAAGAATTAACTGTATCAATGATATCAGAGTTACTAAAACCAAATAAGAAATCTAAAAAAAATAGATAGATCTTAGTAACTAGATGATCAATAATCATCCTGCTTTCAAAACGGCAGGATCATAAAAATGATCTTCATCTTGAAGAAGTAATTGAAGTTATCAAAAGTTTAACCGATACTCAAAATCGATAATCTAACTCAAATCAATCAACTATCGATCGCATTGACCGAGGACGCACTATGTCAACTATCACAGCCAAAATTTTAAGTAAACTGAACAACTCAGAATTTAATGTGGGTATGCTGAGTTCTAACAATGAAGACCGTGCCGCACTGGTTAAAGTCAAACCGGAAGATGTTGATACCCTGATTGACAACTTACAGCAGTTGAAAACCTATGTTGCGGATCTCCAGGAAAGCAAACAGGCCAACGCTCGCAAGCTGTTAGAATCACTGGTTAAGGAATCAACTGATTTTAGTTCTGTTGATGAACTGCTTTCTGTGCTTGGTGGTAATGTTGCTTCAGCAGCCGCTACAGGCTCTACCACAGCTAAACCAAATGGTAATAAATCCTTTGATGTAACGTTGTTCGACAAGGACAAGGACGAACACAGAACGTACACCATTACCAATAAAGTGATTAAGAAATCCTTACGTGAAGATCCGGTATATCAAGAGATCATCGCTAAAGATAAGTCTATGGAAAACGTTGAAGTGTTCTTACGTGCCTATAGCCCACAGTACGCAGAAGCCTACCCAATCAACGCCAAGTGGAAGAAACACACCTTCCACATGAACCAGAAAGGCCGCTTGAATGCTCAGAGCAGCGAGTATTTCAACGAATGGCTGAAAGAGTACCCTAACGGCGATGAAGCAGATTTTAAAGAGCAAGTAACCAAAGCATACAAAACTGTATAAGACAAGAAGCCCACTAACACAGTGGGCTTTTTTCATTGTATATTCACTCGTTCACGTCACATCTACAATGGGGTTATGGTTTGTTTCCGTAGGTGTGGCGTGAGTATCATTCTAAGCATTAAAGAAATTCCACTTAAGGCCGATACTGTAGTGGCTAAGGTGGATTGCCTTAATTTACTGTCTACCGTTACAGATGGCATTAAAGGACAAATATGAAAAAAATATTATTAGCAGTACTATTCATGGCAGGTTCGTCACAGGCCGCAACTATCACTGAGGGTTTTTACTGCGACAGCTACGGTAATCTTATGAAGATGATTAGTGCCATCTCGACTAATGATCAGGGCGTTATGTTGAAGATGGTTAAAGCTGGTAGTTGCGTTACGGTTGAAGAACCGATGTCAATAAGTAACGTACAGGTTATGGATCATGGATTCGTGTCGTTCGGTCATTCCGGCGAAGTAGGCTATTCGGTACAACAATTCATTAAGGACTGATGATATGGCAATTACAGAAGCCAGCATTAAACGTACATTCACTGGTACAAAAGCATTGGCAGTTCTCTCTATATTGGGTGGTGTTTTAGTGATGTTGACTGTTAGAAGAGAAGACGGATATGTCTCAACATTCACAGGGGATTCTGCTGTATTCATAATCGGGATGATCGCTACAGTACTCTACGGTTGGGTAGGTATGCTGGTTGGCTTACTCACCGTCCCAATCGCTAAAATGTTTAGTATTGAAAGTAATAGCATCAAAAGAATATTAAGTATCATTTACTGGTTTATTTTTTCTTGGGCAGTATATGTTATTGGCTTTATTGTTTCCTACCTTGTTTTTGGTGATGATGAGGCGACATTGATAGAACTCAAACCAGCAATTGCTGTTGCTTCATTAGTAGTAGCCAGTATTCACACAGGACTGTTCCGAGAAATGTTGAACAAAGAATAAGTATCAAATTAAATAAATGCCCCTCAAGAAAGGGGCTTTCTATTAAAACGGTAGTTCTTCTTGTCCACAAAACCAATCATCACCATGTTGTTCAATCACACGTTGTTCAGCATGTAGGTAACTCACAGCGTTCAATACATTTTTAAATGGCGTTTCGCTAATCAGTACAAAGCAATCCCTTTCAACCGTTCCCAGCCAGAACACCCCGCCTACAGAACCTTCAAATATCACCCGATCACCAAACTTGAATTTATCAAGAGCACTCCCCCAATAACAGACAGTGAACCATACCCCAGCGTGTGAGAACTGGTGAACACCTCTACGTATGGATGGATCGTAACCATTCTTATTGCCCATTCCTTAACCCTCCAAACAAAACCAAGAATACTGTAATTATATACAGTACCAAATAAAACACCATAAAATAGATAAAAACGATCATTTTCAATAAGTTAAGTAATCTTCTTTAGTATGGTAAGTCTTTTATTGATATCTAAAAACGATCAATAATTGATCATTAACCAATTTTAGAGATAAACAGGGATGATCAATACAACCTTCATAGCAGAACCAATCATGACAACATCAGGCCAGCTCATAGGCTGTGAACTGTTAACCCGCTTCCATCGTGAAGATCTGCCAGTGCTGAACAGTAAGTACTTCATCATGGCTATGACGGTTGAAGGGAAGAAGGAACTACTGAAACAACAATTAGAGGCCGTAGAAGTTTATGCGGCCTGGTTCAGGGATAACCGGCTTTTCTGTACCGTTAACGTTGATACCGTACAGGCACGGCTATGTGTCTTTGACAGGGATATTATTCAGTTATTGGATAAACTGGAGTTTGTGAGGCTGGAGATCTCAGAAGATTTTGAAGGTCTTGAAAAGGGTATTGAACATCCGATACTCAGAACATTGTTAAACGTTGGCTATCGCTTGTTCCTTGATGATCTTGGTTCCGGTCAGGCTAACGTAGCGGCGTTAACTACTGGATGCTATGAGGCGGTAAAACTCGATAGAGCGTTCTACCGTCAGGAAGTACAGAAACCCACATTCAACGTACTGATGAAGAACATCATGAAGTACTGCCCCTATGTAATCGTAGAGGGAGTAGAGCAACGCCAAGAGCTACCAGTATTACGCGATGCTGGAGTAACGGCGGTTCAAGGCTATCTATACCGTTCAGTTCCTTTCCATAAAGTTAATAGTTTGCTATAGATCTCAGTAAATGAAGCCCTACCAATTCCAAGCTTGGTAGGGCATCAATTAACAATTAATTGAAATTATAAGATAATATTTCTCCAGTTTCGCCATTAAATTTGCATGAATACTGGACATTCTTATACGCACCAAATCCATTCTGAGCTTGAGCCTGATCACCATACATTTCGATCACTCTTGAATCTTTACTAACCCATGCGTAAGTTACAAAAGCAGGGTTGGTAATCGAATCCTTCCATTTAAAATCATACTTAGCTAATTTCTCGATAGCTCGCTGACATTCATAAACAGGATTATGGTGATTTTTTGCGTAGCCAATCGGGTTTTTATCTTCTTCCGCTTTACGTGCTGCCAGTTGAGCATCTTCTTTTGCTTGACCTTCCTGCCCCCAAATACCAAAAATTGCAATAGAGGAAACAAAAAATACAGGTATTGCCAGTAATAAGCCTACAAAAATTATACTACCTTTCTCCCAATTCTTTTTCGTACCTTTATGCTTAACCCATTGATAGGCAGCTATAGCTATTGCTGCGGCTATGAACAGACTTGCTTGTAGATTCATATTCATTCCTTGCGATAAAAAGAACTATAAAATTGTCATTCTGGAATCAATTGCTATCATTTATTTGGTGTTCTTTTCAAGCATTTCTATGATTAGCTTTTTAGTTTCGATAGAGCACAAAGCAACATAAATTTCTTCATCATTAGCATTAATCTTTTCGATGCGAGAACTAAGTTCTTTGATGAATGAATTACTTCTAATTAAATCAACAACTGAGTTAGCAAATTCTTCTTTTTTCTTTTGAGAGTAAAGAGAAGGCATGAGATTACTCACAGCAGCCGCTGTGGTATTCCATTGTTGTGGTGTTACTGCTTCCTCAGTAGCTTTCCGTAAATCTTCTTCTTTTTTCTTTTTAAAAAAACGTTTAAAACCAAATGTCAAAGTAAGAATAATAGCGTTGATGATTTGCTCTTGAACAGACTTTGGCAACTTTGTGAACAACTCAAAGAACTTTAAGATCGCAGCCAGCATAAAACTAACCTCGTATGTGTGTAGATCGAAAAGATTATCATGAAGTACTGAAATATTTCAATCACCAAAAATGGTAAATAAACAAAATAGGTTCTCTTTGGACCTTAAAACACTGCGTAGATTTCGACGCACTTTGTTTTAAATATATGTGAAAAAATAATAAAGAGGCGAAACGTTATACAGATGAATAAGAACATTAGCATGAATCAGCTTGCGAAGCAGTACGGATACAACGAATCCACCGTTCGCGAATGGAAAGCACAGGGTATGCCAATAGGTGAAGGTACTGAAGAAGCTGATACACGAGCATGGATAGTACAGAACGTAATTCTACCATTGCGTAATACCGATACCCGCGAACAAATAGATCAAGAACGCCTACGTAAACTAAAGGCAGAGGCGGCATTATCTGAACTTGAATTACAGATTAAGCATGGAACAGTAGTTAGTACTGAATATCTTGAACAAGTACTAACTGAATATCTATTTCAAGTTAAAACCGCGATGAGGGCAATCCCAAGTAAAACATACTTAGAGCTATTTGCTCAGACAGACGCGAAAGATTTAAGAGATATATTAAAACAACATATTGATAGTACTTTATTTCAGCTAGGAAGCATGGAATTTGAACTACCCACGGATGAAGAAATACTAGAACATGGAAACGAACAAGAAGAAATTAACGAAAGTACTAAAGAGAGTACTCCCGACGATACAGCCACCGAAGATACAGAAAACGAGTGAATGGATTAGTAATGGTGTAGTTAAGTTTGTTGATGGACCGAATATGGGGCTTGATTGGGTTCCATTTAGTTTCCAACGAGAACCAATGGATATAGCTCAACAAAGATCGACAAAAAAAATTGTACTCCAATCATGTTCACAACTACTCAAGACGACCATTCTACAATCAATATCTTTCCACCTCATGGCAAATAACCCATGTAATTTTGCTTTTGGTAGTAGTTCTGAAGCTGAAGTAAAGAAATTCAAGGATGGTAAATTCCTACCAGCTATTGAAACGAGTGAAGTACTCAAGCCTTTAGTAACAGATAAGAACGATAAGAACGCCGCTAATAACGCCAAACAAACACAAATGGTCAACGGTACTTTCGTATACTGGCTTAACTTGAATACTCCAGGGAACCTACGCGGTATTACATGTAGGGTAGTACTACTAGATGAAGTATCAAATGTTGGTATTACAGAGGAGGGCAATCCAATCAAATTAGCCGAAGCACGAACAAGTACTTTCGGTGATGATGCTCTGGTAGTGATTTCAAGTACACCATTATATAAAGATGATCTAATTAACTCAGAATATAATTTATCCGATAAACGCCGTTGGTTTGTTACTCACACTTGCGGTCATGAGTATACTTTTGAATGGGAACAAGTAGCCTTTGAATTTAAGCAACTTGAAAACGGGCGAGCGATACCAGACAGTACTACAACTCGTTTAATTTGCCCCCATTGTCAGGAAGAGATAGACGAACATACACGCCACCAAATGATTGATAACGGTCGATGGATAGCTACAAGTACTGATGGTGATCCGGGTGTAGTTGGCTATCAAATATCACGTATGTATTCCCCATTGAATACTATTTCTGAAATGGTTAGTAAGTTTGCCGATGCTCTTTATAATTTCAATCTTCAAACATTTTATAATAATGAATTGGGATTACCTTATGAAGATGAATACGCAAAAGAACTAGATATACTACGATTGGAATCATTACGTGAAGATGAATTTAATCTACATAAAATACCTGAAAGTACTTTAGGCATAACAATAGCAGTAGACCAACAATTAGATCGCCTGGAAGCTACTGTATTAGGCTTTGATGAAAAGAACATTTATGTACTTGGTCATGAATTCTTCTATGGTCATGACTGTACAAAGATTGAATCTCAAGCATGGAAGGACTTAGATCAGTTTTGTCGTCAAGATTTCCGAAGTATTGACGGTCGAATAGTACCTACACTTGCCGTATTCGTGGATTCATCGAACGGTAACGCTACAGATACAGTTAAAAAGTTTACCGCACGTTGGGCTAAGTTTCATCCAATCAAAGGTTCAAGCAGTACTACAAGTGACTTATTCAAACAGAGTACACAGGCGGGATATAAACTACAGATCCTAAATGTTCATGAACAAAAAAATACTATTCGTAAACTTTTAAACTTGATGCTCAGTACTGAAGCAGAAAACGCACCAATACAATTACGCTTTTCCAGTACTCTACCATCAGATTACTTTGAACAATTATCCTCTGAAGAACTAAAACCTGCTGGTGGTAAGTTAGTATGGCGACTAAAGAAAGGGCAGAAGAGAAACGAGGCTCTAGATTGTCTGGTCTATGGAATGATCGCAATCGTGTATTCCCAATCACAATTAGGTACGCAACCGTTTAGAAAACTACGCGAACATAAAGCCAAATCATTACCACAAAAGATAAATAAACCAGAAGAATCACAACCTACCCAAAGTACCAGACGTTCTAGGCGTACTGGTGTGGGTTCAAACTGGTTTGGAAAAACGTAATATGATAAGGATATCCAATGGCAATTTTACCAGAAAAGATTTATATGGTTTCAAACCCATATGATTATCTTGTAACAATTCCTGCTAAAACACTTTTCGTTATTTCATATATCAGTACTGGTAATTCAATTACATTAGATAACAGCATTAGTGATAGTGAACAATCATTTACTATCACCTTTGAAACTAACGTTGCTTCAGAAAAACTATTCTGTACAACTATTACTAATGGCATTGCCAGTACTTCCCAATGTGAAGTAGTCGATCCAACAAAACATACTGAAGAATACGCACGTATTCGTAAGATGATTGAAGAGATCGAAGCGGTAATTGAAGCAAAAATACAAGGTGGTGCTAACTACAGCATTACAATTAATAATAAAGCTCTAGTTAGTGAGTCATTAGCGAACTTAGAAGCAATCCGTGCTCGTTATATTGAACGTGCTAATTCTCTATGGGCTAAAATGAATGGTCAATCTACATCTGGTTCTAGTAAACCATTTAAGAGTATGACTGTATTCCGAGATCCTAACTATCCAAATCGTTGGGGTACTCGCTAATGTGGTTTAAGAAAAAACAACCTGAACAACCAAAACCAGTACAGAAAACTAATGAAGTCCGTGAACATGTTGGTAAAACATTACAACGTGATTTAAACCAGATTCGTACAACTAGTAATGGTATTAATACTTTCGGCTTTGGTGTCGGTACAAATTCAGTAAGTATTAATAATATCATTAAATGGCATTTATCAGAATGGCGTAATCAATCACGTGATGCAACATTAGTAAACCCAATCGCACGAAAGTATATGATGCTTTCTGTAGATGGTGTTGTAGGCAGTAATGGTATCTATGTAAAACCATCTGTAGATATTGATGTTGATGAAGAAACCAAACATACCATTAACCAACAACTAGAAAAAATATTTGATCGTTGGGCATATGATGCTAGTAAATTCTCTATTGATGGATCAATGACTTTTGATCTATTCGCACAAGTACTAGAAAAACATCGTTGCCGTGATGGTGAAGCGTTTGTACGTATTCATAATTTCAACCGTTCTATCAAAATTGAAATTATTGATTCTGCTAGATTGACTCAGTTGAATAACGCAGTACTGGCAGATGGATATATTAGTAATGGAATTGAATATAACAAGTACCGTCAACCTGTAAACTACTATTTCGCTAAATATAATCCAGTAACATATACATATGATGCTACGAGTTATGAAGTTGTCCCAGCAAGTGAAATCCTACATTACTATGTCATGGATGATGCTACACAGGAACGAGGTATACCGGATCTAATTGCCAGTACTAAAGTATTAGCAGACCTAAAGAACTTCCAGGAAGCGGCATTACTTGCTAAACGAATCTCAGCCAGTGTAACCACATTCATTACCAATAATGGGAACAACAATGAATTAGCACTAACTGAAGGTGAACAAGATACTGCGATTTATAATGAGTACTTAGAACCTGGTGCAATCTTTGAATTAAATGCTAACCAAGATGTTAAATCAGTTGATCCTCGTAATGGTGTCGATGGTATAGCGGAATTCACAGATGTACTATTTGATAATATTTCAATGGGTTTGAATGTAACTAAGCAATCCCTATTGGGTAGTACTGCTGATGCGTCATTTAGTGCTGCGAAACTTGCTGAACGCTTACAAGCTACAACATTCAGTACTCGAACTAATGTACTTATAAATAAAGTACTCAAGCCCATTTATACGGCTTGGTTAAAAAACGAAATGCTAAATAATAGTAAGTTGAAATTAAGTTTTTCTGATTTCGACGATCTTGTATGTGCTCGCTATATTCCTACTAAACCTATTTCACTTGATCCATTGAAGGATATCCAATGTGAAGTAGCTGCAATTGATGCTGGTTTGAAATCCCGTACACAGGTAATTAGTGAAATGGGTGGTGATCCACGTGTTGTAATTCAAGAAATAGAAAATGAGAAAAATATGAACAAGGAAGTTCTAAATGAAAAACAAAAACCAGACGAGGGAACTAACCCTACCAACGGCGATTAATTCTGATAATCGTACCGTTGAAGTTGCTTTTTGTTCTGAAGCTGGCGTACTACGTGAAATTGAAGGAAAGGTATATACCGAAATACTTCTATGTAATCCAGAAAATGTAGACCTATCGCGTTTGAATAATTCAGGGGCAGTACTTTTCAATCATGATCGAGATCATTTGATTGGAAGGGTTCTATCTGCACGTATTGATTCAGATAAAGTAGGTCGTGCTGTATTACAGATTTCAAATGCTTCAGAAAAAGAATGGGAACAAATCAATGAAGGCGTATTAACACATATTAGCTTTGGCTACACAGTTAACGATTACCGTATTGAAGGTAATATTATCTATGTAACTCGTTTCACACCATATGAAATATCTCTGGTAACAGTACCTGCTGATTGTACTGCTGGTGTTGGTCGCTCATTGATAAATAACAATGATGACAACCAGAAGGATACGATCATGGAAGATGATAACGAAATTGAAAGTACTGAACCTGAAATTGAAGAACAATCAGAAGTAATTAGTACTGAACTTGAATCTGAAGAAGAAGTAGAAGAATCCCTAGAAGAAGAAATTACTGAAACTGAAGAAGTGCGTATGAGCGATGAAGAACTATTAGAACAAATTTCAAATCGTCCAGACTTGCTTGAACGAATGATAAATAAAATCGAAGTTGAAGAAACACGCGAAGAAGTACAAGAAAGTACTGTTAATTCTGAATCAGAAGATTCTACCGATGAAGTAGAACGTAAACGTGAATTGGAATCAATCGGCGTAGTTCTAAATATTGATGTGTCTGAAGCAATTGAAAATGGAATTTCAGTTGAGGACTTCAAACGCACACTAAATACAAAAACAAATCCTAATCATGATAAGGAAATCAAGATGGAAAAATCCGTATTAAATGGCCTAATTCGTTCACTAAGTGAAGGTAATTTTGCTGGTAAAACTGAAATCCCTGCGAGCGATTTCGTTCGTACTTCTACTACTGTTGGCGGTGCTGCTCTAGTTAAAGAAGTATATGCTGATTCTTATATTGATGTGCTACGTGCTCAATCAGTATTTGCGAATCTACCTGTACAAATATATTCAAATCTAGAGGATGAAGGTAATCTAGTTCTACCTAAACTATCTTCTGATTTCACCGATAATTTCGGATATGTTACTGAAGGTGCTCCATCACCATCTTATAACGCTGCTTTTGAGAAGATTACTCTAAAGCCAGAAATCTTTACTGGTTCTGTTGAACTAACTCGTACTCTAATTAAATCTGCTAGTACTGCTGAACAGTATATTCAAGATGCGATGGTGAAGGGTGCTGCTCTAAAACTAGAACGTCTAATTCTTGCTGATGTTGTTGCTAAGGCTCCAGAAGTAACCCTAACTGCTGCTCTAACCAAAACCGATGTTATTAGTGCTCTAGCTACTCTAGCTGCTGCTAACGTCCGTATTGAAAACGTAGTTGCTATTGTACACCCTACTACCGCTGCTGTATTGCGTACTACTCTAGATGGTTCTAACACCTCTGCTAAGTACTTGCTACAAGGCTATATGGGTGATGGTATCCTAGCTGACTCAGTACGTATTGTTGAATCTACTCAAGTTGCCGCAGGTGCTATTGTTTTCGGTGATTGGTCAAATATCGTTATGGCTCAATGGGGTTCAGTAACTATGGATCGTGACGATACAACTCAGCGTAACTCTATGGGTATCGTTCTACGTACCTTTAGCTTCCAGGCTCATGCTCTAGCACACGATGAAGCATTCCTAGTACTTAAGTTAGCTTAATACAAGGGTGACAAATGAGAGCATTTTTTAGTAACTCACAAATAGAGTATCTATTAAATGCTTTTGGTGAAAAGCTCGTCATTGTTCAAGATGGTGTATCAATAACGATTACCGCAATTTTTGAACAAGACGAGCTTTTTTTCGATGATAGTCAAACTACCGTAACATATTTTAGTGCTAAGTCAGGAATTAAACTAAATAGCACCTTCACGATTGATAACACCGAATACGTAGTAAATAGAATAGATGATGATACGAGCGGTATCTCTAACTATCACTATGTTCGCAAGATCGATTTAGAAGAGGAAATATAATATGTTCACGGCAGACTATATAATAAGAAAGTATTTGATTAATAAATTAGCAGTGTGAATCGCCACGGATAATCT